TGCAATTATACTCTTTATAGAGTATTATTAGCACAAATATGAAAGCATTAAGGATATATTTAAAACCTTTTGTTTGGAAACATATCTGACACAGGCTCATTAAGATAACTATATAAAGAAATATACTTGCTACTTGCAGGTATCAGGTATCATATTTCTTTATTATTACTTGATGGTATGTTGTCTCCACCGTGTGTAGCTTTGTGACTTTGATACTGAGTATCAAGTAGTTAAAAAAAGTGGAAGGATGAGTATATGTATGTGTTTATTATCTATACACCTACTTATACCTCTTTTATACCTTGTATCTAGTTAGTATAATTCTATTATAATACTTTAGTATTATATAGATTTTATATAGCTAAACCTAAGATGTAATCAATTAAAACAAACATATGAAGATTAATGATTCATTTATCATTGGAGTTATTACAGGTTCTTTAGCATTCTTACTATTAAGTTATCTACTAGTACATGTAGTTGGTGTTTCAAATGGAGAAACAAAGACTCCGGGAAACTACACTGATGTAGGCGGTAATATAGACATAGAATATTACTTGGAAGTATCAGAAGATAGTATATGGGTTGAGGGAGTTCAATCTAAAAAAGTATATTCTGGTAAATACTCAGACCTTGATAGTCTTATCACTGCTGATAACTTGTAAATATAAAACCAATGATAGATATTACAATCACTGAAGATCAAGCCATGTCTATGGGCATGGAAATTAATGACCTTATACACATGAAGTGTAAAGAAGGTTATAAAGTACTACATAAATACCAACATCCTGCAGTAGGATTGGTAGTAGTTATGACTCCAGACTACTCTCTTGCAGGGTAGTCTCTATTTAAACATTCTAGTTATAACCTTAACTGGTAAAACTTGCACTGATTTGCAGGTAATCCTATACTAGATAGGTTCTTGATTCCACGGGTTGACCACCGTGTAATAAATTAAAAGCGTCATATGAAAACAATTTAAATGTCCTGTAATGGCATCTCAAATTGTAGGTTTATGAGAGTAAGAACACTACAACCTACTGATGATACTACAAAGTATTAGTCCTGAGTAAGACTATAAATTACTTTCTTTACTGTTAGCAAACAGTGACAAACCTGTGGGGCTACTATTGGGTTCTATGTATATTCTGCAAAATATATACATAGTGCTAATTAAATGAAGACAAGATATGATCCTTGTCTATGCAGTCATTTATAATCCAAAGTTAGTGCAGACTTAAAAATCAGGTATTTTACATATAGTATTGATAAAGCTATGTGAGTTTAATTTAAACTATTTCATTCATTAGAATAGCAGAGCCCTTAGTAGGTGACTGGTCTATTGATGTGATTGTATTTATCTATTCTCCTCCACAAAGATTCCACTTGGGAGAATACAGCTGACTGAAGTGGAATTCAGTTTAATTCAAGAGAAGACTCAGCGGTCTCATAACAATGTAGGATATTGTTATAATCTTGTCTATTATTTAAATATTGAGCACAATCAATATTATTTAACTAAAACTAATCAAGTCCTATGTTCCTAGCATAGGCAAGTCCTCACACTAAAAAATATTAAGTTATGATTTTTAAAACAATGATTGAATTATTCCGTGGTCAGTTGACTAAGGTTCAATATGTACAGTATTCTAATGGTAAGACCGTAAAGAGAATACTAGGTAAAGATAATATTCCCGAAATGATTGTAGAATTATGAAGAATATAGGTCATTACTTGTTCGGTGTCTCTTTACTAGGGACATTCATGGGAGTGTTTATGTCTTTTGGACATAATATACTTCCAGCTATTGGTATATCTTGTCTATTTTGGGCATGTATGCTAACACCAATGCTAGGAGATTAATCTCTCCTAGCTTCATTACCACAAGGTTTCAGGCATAACCTCTCATCCTGTAAAGCAGGGGTTGACTTGTGGTTTTATACTCTCATCCAAGCAGGTAATGTGAATACCTTTTCGATTAGGTACATTCCAAATGTGTCACATACTTCAAGGGTTGCAACCTTGTGAGAGTACAATTAACTTAAACATAAATTCAAAAAATAAACTCAAAATGGAAAAAGTATATATTGTTTTTTGGACATACATTCATGATATAGATGATAGTTATTGTCAACCTCAAACTAGTATAGTTGGTGTTTATAGCACTGAAGAACTTGCTAAACAAAAAATTGCTGATATAGTAGAGTCTACTACAAAAGAAGAAATTCTTAGTTATGAAGACTATACTTCACAGTGTATTGATAATGGTTATGTAAGTTCTGATCCTGAATTAGACTATAGTAACTATTTATATACTATGCAAGATACTAGTAACAGTAGTTATTACTATGAAGAGATATCAGTATTAGAACAATTATAGGAGTAATACTCTTTTTTACTTTATTTATTCACTCAAAAAATAAACTCAGAATGAAAATTCATTTAAACTCAAAACCAGGTCTCTATGAAGTAGTAACCTATGGTAGAAACAGTATTACTTGTTCTACCAAGCATACCACATTCCAAGTACCAAGTAGTGACTTCAAGTCATTTGCCGGTGGTAATTGGAACTTTAGTGTTACCAAAGATCAGATGGATACATTTCTATCTGTTGTTCAACCTGATAAATATAAGATCCAAGTTGAACAAGAAAATCAAATACTTACTCTTGCTGCTAGATTAGATATCATTCAAGCTGCTGTTAAAGCACAACAAACTGTTGTTGTTGAAGAAGAACCAGAAGCTTATGAAGATGATTATCCTGATGGTAATCCACAAGAACCTACCAAAGAAGAATATGAAAAATGGTGGAGACAAGAATCTGATAAGAATTATGAATTGAACAATAAGATGAGAAATATTGCACGTCAAGTGTATTCACAGAATCTTGACTTCAGTAATTTTCAGAATCACAAGGGTATTAAATTCATTATACAAACAGATGCTTATGAATCACAATTTAGATTCTGTTGGGATCCCTATGGATTTGTATCTAATGGTCATAGTGATATTAGTAGCATTTTTAGAGCAGATGATTGGTATACTATCAATGGTGGTTGGATTAAAATCATAGATAATAATGTGATTTTATATGCCAAATCAGGTGATTATGGTGTGTATGATGATACTGTAGCTATTCACTGTGCAAAGAAAGTATTTCCTACTAAAGAAATACATTCATTTGCTGGAAGACAATGGAATGATGGACTAGAAGATAAATTCTTTCCATTACCATTCTAAGATACAAGAGAAAGGCAGTGATATTCTGCGTATACCTGAGCATGTAGACAAACTGCTCATATACTTAAAAAATCAATTTAAAAATAAACTCAAAAAAAGAAAAAGATGAGAAATTTATCTACAAAAGGACTTTCTATGTCCCAAGCACAATCAATCTCTAACCTATGCAATCAGAATGCACAAGAGATTCAAAGAGAATTAGACTCTTACAACAACTGTAGTAAGTCCATTAATGTTGGTGGACAAGTGTATGACCTACAAGAAGGCATTCCTGTACCAGGTGATATCCTTGAGAAACTTAAAAACAAGGGTGATTTACATGCATGTCAGGCATTTTTGATGGAAGCTATCAAAAGTAAAGATGCTGAGATTAGTAGACTTAGACATAGTCAACCTGATTTGTCTCATTTAGTTAGACCTATTAAGGAAGATGTTGAGGACTATGATGTAGATTATGGTGTAGAAGAATCTTGGGGTTGGGAAAGATTGTCTGATTCAGAATATTCTGAGTATCTTCAAGCTGAAGCTATGGCATCTCACCTAGGTCAATTTATCCATAAAAATGGTAAGTTGACTCAGTTAAGAAAAGAGTTACCAAATACTCCTAGTATTGAATGGTTTGAGGTAAAAGAGGGTGAGAAAACTCCTGTTAAAGTTACCAAACACCATGTGTCAAGTGTTCTTATGGCAATGCATGAAGGTGTTGCTGATGAACATAGAGTGTATGAACAACGTGTAAATTATTACAAAGCAAAGGTAAAAAACCTTGTGAGTGATGAGAATGCTAGAGTTCAAAGAGTAAATGCAGACAAGGCTGCTGAGTTCTTAAAGCTTGAAAAAGAAGCTCATGAGAAATATCAGATAGCTATGGATGCTTACAATGGTGAAGTTCTTAGACAAACTATGGGCTTTAATAGTGCTCGTGAGTTGTTAATCAAGGAAGCTGCAGCATTGAGAATCAATGTTGATTCTAGATTTCAGCATGTAATTGACATGTTCATTACAGCTGAGAAATAGTTAACTAATTAGGTGAGTGAGGGATAGGCATAAGCTGATTCCCTTGCTCTTTATACCTAGTGACAGAAATTTTATATAAACTTCGTGGCTGATTACCACATACTAAGAAATGTTTAATATACATAAACTAAAAACCGCTTCTCTTCAAATTATAAAAAACTGAGATAGAACTCCATAATTAGACAGGTTACTCTATAGAGATAACTGGCTAATGAAAGAGACTTGGTATTTGTATTTGCCTTTGTAGAAGAGAAGGTCTTTGTATTTGTATTTGAATTTATCTTTAGCTATATATTTCTGTCACTTGGTAACTATTCTTAGAATAAAAACAATTGATATGAGAAGAAAAGAAATAAAACAGAGAATTGATCAACTTCATGATCATAGACAACAGATTCTTCATAGAGATCATAAAGGAAAAGATGCAGAATATGCAGCCCTTGCTCTATCAGACATTGAACACAAAATTGTTGTCTTAGAAGATATGTTGGATTTTGAAACAAGAATGCTCCCATTTAAAATAATGCTCTATGGCTTTATTGTAATTGCATGTGGGTTATTAGTATGGGCATACATAATGAGTAAATAAAATGAAAAGTATAATTTTAGTATTAAGCCTTATTGGCTTTATAAGTAGTGATTTACATTCACAAACAATGAAAGGGCTTTCTAAAGTAGAGAGAAGATTTGTAAGGAATGTTATCCGGGTTCAGAATGAGAAACCAGTAGAGATAACAAAAAGAAAAGACAATCATATTGTAATAGAATTTAATTCTACTATGGTTGTATTAAAACCAGATGGATTTATTGGTGAAACATGGATCCTGGAAGATGGTGACTGGCTGAGTCTTGGAACAGCAGAAGAAGCATATTAATTAAAAACAAATACAAATGGCTAGAGTAGCAAAAACAATGAAGCAAGATGCTGAAAAAGCAGTTAAAGAAAAGAAAGTAAGAACCTCTTACAAACAAAGAAAAGAAGCAAGAGCTCCAAAAGAAGCTAAGGTTCCTTATGATTGGAGAAAACATTTGAGTCCAAGGCATAAAGAAATGTTAAGACATGAAGAACTACATGCACAACCTGAACCAACTTACAATGATCCAGAGGATCATCCTGAGTATTTAAGAGCTGAAGCTGCAATTGAGAAAGATCAGATTTTTGCTGAGTTAGATAAATGGATTGCTTTGTTTCCAGAAGCATTACACCAACTTAAAAGAGAAGCTGGTGAAATTACAAGTGAAGATGTTATGTATCATTTAAACTTAATCTCTAGAGTACTTAAAAATAAGTATGAAGAGAAAGTAGTGGTAATGTAACTGGTAGGTCCCATAACTCAATTGGAAGAGCTCCTAACAAGGAAGGTTGCAGGTTCGACTCCTGTTGGGACCACAATAAGGAAGTATATGAGAGTCCTGAATTGTACACAAAAGATCCCTATTGACAGCCTGGAAAGACAGGCAACTTGGTCTCATAGCTCAACTGGATAGAGCACTGCCCTTCTAAGGCATAGGTTATAGGTTCGACTCCTATTGAGATCACTATTATTAATTTAAATGTATGATTATGAATTGGTTAGGAAAAATATTTAAGAAAAAGAAAATTGGTTATCCAAATGATCAAGTACACAGATTACTTATCATTGATGAAAAAGCAGAACTTGTTCACCATAACTTGGGAATAACAGAAGAAAGAGCAGATGAGCTCTTAAAAATGTGTTTATCAGCTTATAGAGAACACAACGTATTATTTACAGCATTAGAATCTATAGTTGCAAACTGTAAACATACTAATGAGGTAGTGTTTAGCACAATGATTTTCCAAAAGGTTATTGACAGAGAAAATTCTAAAGAACAGATGTTAAATCATTTAAAATCAATATTAGGACATGGATAGAAATTTAATTACATCAGTTTTAGGATTTAATCTTAAAGCTGAAATCAGAGACCTAGAAGGTAACTTAGTAGCTGATGGTGTAAGAAAAACTGTAATGCCTATGGTATATGCAGAAAAAGTAAACACTAGATTGTTTGATAGAAGATTCTTTACATCATTTGATGAAGCTCTGTTAAATAAAATCAGAGATTATAGAAACTTAAATAGTTAAGTATGAATATATCTGTAACATATGATGATACTGATGTAGCAAAAGCATTAGGTAAAATTATCAAGGATCCAAATGCTGAGGAGTTTATCAAGTTGATTACTCCTATGATTTGTACTAGTAACTATGCAACTGAGTATTTTTTCAAGCTTATGTTAGGTAATAAACTACCTAATGTAATACCTAATGGTACATTGTGCAAAATACCTGTAAATAATCTTGGTTATGGTAGTAATAAAGATGCTATCAGACAGAAATTTGCTGATGAAGATGATAAAGTAGTGGTTACTGTAAAAGAATTTAGAGGTTATCATGAGTATAGTCAATATCATATTGAGTACACCTCTGTTTTAGATAATGGTGTTACAAAAAAAGACACTACTTATGTTCAGCACAAAGAATTAGAAGTGATTGAAGAGTTTTAAGAAGTGTATTCTGTGAATATACTTTTCCAGACCAAATGGTAGGGGGAGAGTAATCTCCCCTTTTCATTGTTTAGCTATATATTGCTAAATATTATTGGTTTAAACCATTCACTTAGTTATAAATGCTATATATTTATCTGCATATTTATATATGCCGGTGATGCAATATCAACTCCCTAATGGGAAAGTAGTTCACCTCTCTATAGAGGAGTATCTTGATCTTACAGATGAAGATGTACAGTACCTCATGTCAATTGACTATGGTGAACATATTAGGGATCCTTTTACTGGTTCGGCTGTTGAAAAAAACACCAAAGAGAAATATTATGACTTTGAATTCATATCACTGGATGAAGAAGACATAAATGATGTTATATCAGATGATTTACCATTTGATGACATCATTGATTTATCTGAAAATTTGGATATGTAGTTTCAAACTACACACTGCCTCTAAAGTGAGTAATTAGGGGAATAGTATCTACTCAAAACAACAATTTATTTATTAATTATTTAAACTTTTAAAGATGAACTCAAAAGTATTTGTAGTAGCAGATGAGACAGGTGCAGTTATTAATGTTTCAGAAAACAATTCTGAATATGGATATGTACGTGTACAACAAACAAGAACCATGATTGATGACAATGGATTTGTCCGTAGAAAATCAATCAGTGCATTAATGCCTGGTGCCATTGAAGATTTGAAAGCAATGAACCTTTATGGTGGTCAAGCTCTTGATGGTAAAATTATTATTGAAGAGGCATTGAATCCTTTCAATAAAAAGAATCCAGAGCGTGATTTGAAAATTGCTGGTGAAACCGGTGTAATATGTTCATTAGGTGGATTACCAATCTACCGTAGAACTAAATTTAGTTTTAATGAATCTGCAGTTGATACAACTGTTGAACATGATAATGTAAATGAATTAAAAGCTGCATATGCTGCTCAGTCAGCAAAAGTAGCTATTTCAGCTGATGAAGAAGATTTCACAATTGAAGGATAGTCAACATTAGTGTAGCGGGTAAGAGGGGATCAGAAATGGTCCCCTTTTATTATTTATGAATTTAAAAATTGTATGATTAAAATGGAAAAGTTAAAAGAACAGATAAAAAATTATCAATTGTATGCAGGTAAAACCTATATGCAGTATGAACAAGATAAGTATTCAGCTTATCAAAACTATTTGTATAAGAGAGCATTATATGGTCTAGAAGCTCTTGAACCAAATGAACTTGCTGCTATGTGTAGTAAGAAAAAACAAAGAATTATCAATGTGTATAAAAGAGCACAAAGTGTATTGAATGTTGCAAAACAAAAAGCAACTATTCATTATACTAACATGCTATTTAAAACTCTTTTTCCAAAGAGTCCACTTACTCAAATTTTACTTGGTGAAACTGAAGTTGATGAAAAGTTTAAGAACACTTTAACTTTTAAAGATTTAAACATTTCAAAAGACAACATTATCAGTATCTTTATGGCTGAAGGGATCTTACCTCAAAACTTTCTAAGTTTAGATAAGAATCCAAATCAGTTACCAAGATTAAAAAATGAAAAATTATGAAAACTTTTTATGACTTAAGAGGCGGAGAGAAACCTGGATATAAATCACAATTGGAATCTATCCAGGGAAGAGTAATTTGGAAAACAAAGACACATTGGCTTATTTACATTAATCCGGATGATTATCATCATTCTTCTATGAGCTTTATTCATGGAAAAGATACTTACTGGACTACACTAATTGGATATGTTGTTATCCCTAAAGGTGTAGTTATTACCAGTTGTTATCTTGCTAAAGGATTTTGGGATGGCATTAAAACTTTATTTAGAAGTGGAAAGACACCTGCTGTAACTAAGACAAAAGTAGAATTCCCTGAAGAATTATTATGAAGTTAAAAACTTGTGATGGTTGTCAGAAGGAATCTGTGATATGGAAGAACCATGAGGGATTCAAATACTGTAAATATTGCTGGAGTTGCCAAAAAGCCATTGATAAAGACAGTTTACAGAAACCAACTGATTATAAAATCCCTCAGGTTTCTTCTAAAAGAAAAAAGAAAGATCAAGAGTATCTTAAACTAAGAGAAAGATATCTTAATGAAAACCCCCTGTGTATGGTAAAGGTGAATGGATGTAGTCATATGGCTACTGATATTCACCATACCTATGCTGGGAGTAATAGAGAAGCTTTTTATTTAGTTCAAAGCACTTGGAAAGCAGTCTGTAGAAATTGCCATGATTGGATTCATGCAAATCCTGCAGAAGCTAGAACAATGAATTGGTTAAAATAAAATAATATGCCAGAAGTTCAAGTAACAACTACAGTAGATATTGATCAATATGTTGATGTAGATATTGAAAATATTCTAGATGAGTGTAGTGAAAAAGAATTAGAAGCTGTTGTTGAGTATCTTGTAGATAATGAAATAATTAAAGCAAATAGAATTTTGCCTAAATATATTTCTCAATCTGAAGAAGAGTTTAACAAAAATGTAGAAAAGCTATCAGAGCTTTATTTAGTACTATCTAATGAAGAGAGTGCTATAATAGATAGTATATTAAAAAGATACTGAATTATTTATTTATGATTTAAAACTTATGATTATGAACATACTTGGAAAAGATGAATTTAAAATTAAACATGCATCTGATTACTCAAAATTTGCAGTTCTTCCTATGAATAGAGGAATTGATAGCAAACACGTACAAAAAATGATTGCTAGTGTTAGAACAATGGGTGTTATTAGACCTGTTATAACAACAACTACAAACATTATTGAAGGTGAGACTAAAACTTACATTATTGATGGTCAGCATTTAGCTACCGCATTAGAAAGAGAAGGTCTTCCAATACCCTACATAGAAATTCAAGTTGAAACTGAAGAAGAGTTAATCTTAAAGATGGCTTATTTGAATAACTCAAGTAAATCATGGGATTTAATGAACTATATCAATGCATGGAAAATGATCCGTCCGGATTATATGAAACTTTTCAAGTGGAAAAACATGTATGATATAGAAGTTACTATGCTTGCAATAATTGGTGTAAACAATGCAGCAATAAAGTATAGTACTTCTACTGTTAAAACTGGTGATTTCAAAATTGTCAATCCAAAAGCAGAAGAAATGTGTAAAGCATTTAATGATATCTTCTTAAAGATTGGCATGTCAGACAGAGCTGTTAAGTTTCAGTTTCTTGGTGCTTTTATGCAAGCTTATGGTAAATATAACCATGCAAAAGTTATGGATAATATAGACAAGCACATAAAGACTGTAAAGCTTATGGCTACTGGTGAAGAAACAGGTACTTATATCAGAAGAAAAATATTTAATTTGATAAAATGAGAAAAATACTCAGATTTTTAATAAGTGATAAGGTGTATATGGTTCTATTATTAATTGCAATACCATCCGCTATTGTTAGAGGAAGATTGATTATTGCATTTTTTGAAATAGTATTACTCATACTTGTTGCAAATAAGATTTTCAAATCTAAACCAAAATTAGATGACAAAGGATGAAATTCAAGCAAAAGCAATAGAACATACTAAGAATAAAATTAGGTGTGGTGTGGTGTTAGGGACTGGGGTTGGTAAGACCCTGGTCGGCCTGACTCATATGAAAGAAAATTCTACAGAATTAATGAGAGTTTTAATTGTAGCACCAAAGAAATCTATTTTTACTTCTTGGATTGATGATGCAGAAAAGTTTGGAATGAGCTTTCTTTTACAGAGAATGACATTTACAACATATTTAAGTCTCAGCAAGCATAATCCTAATGATTATGAGTTGGTTTATCTGGATGAAGCTCACAGCTTACTAGACAGTCACAGAAGTTTTCTTTCAAATTACAAAGGAAAGATACTGGGTTTAACCGGTACTCCTCCTAAGTATGGGAATTCTGAAAAGGGCCGTTTGGTAGCTGAGTTTTGTCCTATTGTATTTTCATTTGGTGCAGATGATGCCATAGAGAATAAAATACTAAATGATTATCAAATCATAGTTCATCAATTAAGGTTGAGCACTAAAAACAATTACATTGTAGAATCAAAAGGAAAGAAATTTCCTACATCTGAAGATAAGAACTATGGTTATTGGGGAACCCGTATTGATACAGGTTCTGGACCAGAGCATATACTTCGTGTTATGAGGATGAAAGCTATGATGGAATATCCAAGCAAAGAGAAGTATGCAAAGATTCTGTTTAACTCTATAAAGAGTAAATGTATCCTGTTTGCAAACACTCAGAATCAGGCAGATAAACTTTGTAACCACAGTTATCATAGTAATAATTCAGAGTCTGATGCTAATCTTGCTTTGTTTAAATCTGGAGAAATCACTAAACTCTCTACTGTATTACAGTTGAGTGAGGGTGTGAATATACCTGATTTGAAACAAGGTATTATTATGCATGCTTATGGCAATGAAAGAAAATCTAGTCAAAGAATTGGTAGGTTACTCAGATTAAATCCAGATGATACTGCTATTGTACACATACTATGTTATGTGGATACAGTAGATGAAAAATGGGTTAGAGATGCACTAGAAAACTTTGATCAGAGTAAAATTATGTGGAAAGATTTTGGGGTTCTATTAGATTAAGCCCCAAAATTTTCTTATATTAAGTGTATATGGAAAATACAAAAACACATAAATTAATATTGTATAATGATGATGTTCATGATTTTCTTTACATAGTTGCATGTCTTGTTAGATTTTGCAGTCATGAACCATTACAAGCTGAGCAATGTGCAGTTATAGCCCATAATAAGGGGAAATGTTCTGTTAAGACTGGTGATTTTCTTGAATTGTTTGAATTAAAAACTAATTTAGAAGAACTAGAATTAATAACAGAAATTGAAGCTTATGAAAGTTATATGTATTGATGCAAGCAACAAACCAGCAAAAATATCACCCAATGAATGGATAGAAGAAGGTATAGTATATACTGTAGTATCTATTATCAATATGGGTTTACAACCTGGTAAATTAGGACTTACTTTAAAAGAAGTCCAACTATCTAAAAAGTCTTTTCCTTATGAGTACTATGATGCAACTAGATTTATTCCTATTGAAGGTCTATTTGTTGAAGAAGAAAAAGTTGAGGAAAGAGAGGTGGAATTAGATCTTATTTAATATGGAAGATTACAGCAAAACAGATGTTATCACTGCATTATTGTCTATGGACTTGGTTACAAGAAAAAGAGTTCTTGTTGATCAAAGGAGTTATTTAATAGGAATTCTTGCTTATAGATTTATTATGACAGAGCATCAGATTGCTGATATACTCCGTATCAAAAGAGATAAAGTAAATTATAATAAAAGGTTAGCATTACAGTGGAACAAAGATAAAATCTATAAAAGAAATGTCTATGTGTATGCTCAAATGTTTCCTTTTGATTTTGATATTGTTGAACCCGTGTCTATTGCACATAGACAGAAAAGAATTGAATTAGATGTTGAAACTAAATTTTACAATAAATTAAAAGCAGCAGGATCTATTCTTGGTCATAAAGATGTTAGAGTCACAATTAAATTATTCTTAGAAAAAAGTTTAAAGCTATGGGAAGAATAAAAGAGTTTTGTATTGACTTAATAAATGCAAATGATGGTATACCAGAAGGTATAACAATTGCAGATGTTGTCAGAATGAAAGAATTAGAAATTTATAACTGGGAGCAATATGAGCGACAACAAGAGAAAGACAGATTACAATGGAGTGAATCAAAAAATTCAGGAGAGAATTCAAAGATTGAACAAACCAGTAAAAAGTTCTCCTCGTACTATGGAGAAGCCAGAGAAGAAAAAAACAATCAACAATGAAGAAGGAGACTAGAACCTGGATGTTGTACTATATGGTTATAGTGCACATCTTTGCAGTATTAGGTACAACTGGATATGTAGTAATGTATTTACCAGAATGTCATCCATGTCTTTGGAGTTGGTTAATGCTAATAGTATTAGCTGTTGTAAACTATTTCATTTTTGACTGTATGTACTCTTATATAAAGAGGATCAGAAGAAGAAGAAATAGAAGATTATGAAACACTTTCTAAAATACTTAGTGGTATGGATAAGTCAAAACTTATCTGTACCATTTTGGATGGTGGGTCATGTACATTTGATGTCCACTGTTTATCAGGACATTCATGAAATAATAGCATCATGTGGTATGAATATACTAGTTGCTGTTGGATTTATTATTGATTATTTAGAAAAGAGAAAAAATGATGGTAACAATTTTTAGAAGTGGTTATATACTTCTACTGAGTTATAATCCCTGTGATGTATTTGAGTATTTTAATGTAGATGGTATGCATGGTCTTAATTTTATAGACTGTTCAGCACATGCTAATACAAAAGATAGTGCTTATATAGCAGGCTGGAGTAATTTTGTTCCTAAAGATTCTGGTGAATATCTTGCCAATGATGACAGATTTGTATTTATCAATCTATCTAGATGTACTGATACAGTTCATACTATGGGTTTGATTATGCATGAAATGATGCATCATTCTTTTTGGATGCATAGTTATAATGCAGAAAATAAAGAAGAAGAAATCATTACCTGGGCTGAAGAAGAAACTTATGAAGTTTATAAGTTAGTTAAACCTTTCTTGGGTAAAGTAGCTAAAGAAGCAATTACAAATAAGTAATGGAAAATTATAAAGAAGTAAAGGGAGATCTTATTGATCTTGCTAAAAAAGGAAATTTTGATGTGATTGCACATGGTTGCAATTGCTTTTGTACTATGGGTGCTGGTATAGCACCTCAAATGGCCAATGCATTTGGTTGTGATGATTTTCCACTTGAGGATATAAAATATAATGGTGTGCAAAGTAAACTTGGTAAGATTGACTATAAAACACTAGATGTTAATGGAAAAGAACTTACTGTAGTTAATGCATATACTCAATATGGACTTGGAGGAAAACCATTTGATTATGAAGCTTTTGAAAAAATTGTTTCAGAAATGAACACACTCTTTAAAGGTAAGCATATTGGCCTGCCTAAAATTGGTGCTGGTCTTGCAGGTGGTAGTTGGTCAGTCATCAAACAGATAATTATTGATGGTTTCAAAGACTGTGAAGTTACAGTGATTCAATATTCAAAACAAAAATGGTAAAAGTAATAATTGAGTTCTCAAATGAAGATGCAACAGAAGATGCTAAGGTAGCATTAGATGGTTATAAATGGAGATCTGCCATGTGGGAATTGGATCAACACTTGAGAAGTGAAATCAAGTATAATGAAAAACTCCCTTCTGAAGTAGATGAAGCTTATGAAAAACTAAGAGATAAGATCCGAGAGATTTTATATGATAATAACCTACAAATAGAATAGTATGTCTGTAGTAGAAAAAGTTACTAGAAAATCTATGATTATAAGACCAAGCGGGAGGAGTACTGATTTTATCAGCCCTTCCTTTGGTCATGGATGTCTTTATAATTGTAGTTACTGCTACATGAAAAGACATAAGCCGGAAGGATTATCTGTAGCTAAAAATACTATGGATATCCTGACAGAGATTAATTCACATGTATATTTTGCAACTGTAGAAAAGCCTAATCAAACTGGAGAGTATATTACTTATGATATCTCTTGCAATGAAGATTTTGCTTTACATGCTAAGTATCATGAATGGGAAAAGATATTTGCTTTCTTTAGAGATCATCCACTTGCTATGGGTTCATTTGCTACTAAATATGTAAATAAGGACCTTTTAGATTTTAATCCAGAAGGTAAGATTAGAATAAGATTTAGTCTTATGCCTGAGATATGGAGAAAAGTTCTAGAACCAAATACAAGTTCTATTGATGAAAGGTTAAATGCTATACCAAAATTTATTGGTGCTGGTTATGAAGTTCATTTAAATTTTAGTCCAGTAATAGTTCATGACAACTGGCTTGCTGAATATGAGTTTTTATTTCACTTAGTTAGTAGACATGCTGATATAAATGTATGGGGAACTGATGCAATTAAAGCTGAAGTAATATTTTTGACTCATAATGAACAGAAGCATTTGTATAATGTTCAGCATGAGCTTCCAGGAGAAAATCTGTTATGGGTACCTAAAATACAAGAAGGAAAAGTATCACAGTATGGTGGAAAGAACATTAGGTATGAACATAATAGGAAAGCTGATTATATTAAACAGTTTGTTGAATTGCATGATCAGTATATTCCTTGGAATACAATTCGTTATATTTTTTAGTTATGACACTAAGAGAAACAGAACTAATAGGCAAGAAGCTTGTAAAGTATGGATTTCATAGATCTAAGGTTAATCATCATGTTTATACATTTATTTCAAAGGAAGTAAATGTGAGTCTTGAATTTAAACTCTACATCAGTTATATCTGGGTAGTAAACTTTA